TGATGTTAGATATTTCTGTTAAGGCTGTTGGCGATGGTTCAAATGCTTTAGTAGAAGTTGCGTGTTAATTAACTAAATAAGAGGATATATGGAAATCAAACTAGAAACAGGTCGTAAATTAAAACTAAAAGATGTATCTCTTGATGAAAGAGATGAATTGCTAGATAGTGTAGATTATAAGTTGGACTCTAAAGGAAATATCAAAGGAGTTCAAATGATGAATACTACTATCACTAAATGGCTTAGAATAGGTTTAGATGGAGATACGTCAGACGACTTTTTGAAATCTCTCACATTTGAAGAAAGAACTGAAATCTTTTTAAAGATGCAGGAAACTTTACTTGTGGGGGAAGGGAAAGCCTCCGACTAGAACTAAATATACATTTTGATAGTTGTGGAGGCTGTCAATACCATAGTTACCCATATAAGGCTGAAGTTCCTATCTTGATTAATGGTAAACGAGAAAGAAAAGAATTTACCTGCGATGAAGATGTTTGGCAAATAATTGACCTTTTAATTAAAGAAGCAAAAGATGTTAATTTGCAAGGAAAGGATTTTGATGTTGCTCGTTCAGTATATGTTCAACTTCCATTTTTTGCCTGTAGGAATATTATATATTCTAAGAAATATCAAAAAGATATTCAGAAATATATCTACTGTAAGGATTTTGGAGTATCTCCTTATGAGGGAAGTTTTCAAAAGCATCCTGCGAGGTGGATAGAGAAAAGTTTTATAATTAAAAATGCGTTAGCTAAAAAAGAGAACGCACAGATAGAAAAGGTTAAAGATGGCAGCAAATAATATTACTATAGGTTTTAATGCTACCGGAGATGAAAAGCTTATAAAGGCATTTAAGGATTTAGCTACAGCTCAATCTAAGTTTAATTCTGCTACTAAAAAATCAACATCATCTGCTAAAACCCAAGAAGAACAGCATAAAAAATTAAATGCAGGTATGATGAGATTGAGGGCTAACTTTAAAGCTCAGGGTAAATCTCTTATGGATGCAGGTGTTAATGCTAAGCTATATTCTTCTGCTCTTAAAGGTAATTTAGTAGCTATTGAAAAGGTAAAGATTGCCGTAAAAAGATATACCGAAGAACAGAATAAGGCTAATGTAGCAACAAGAATACTTGGTGGTAGTGTAGCTGTTTTACGTTCTAAAATGCTAGTGGCTGCTTTTGCTTTTAGTATAGTCAGAAAACCATTTTTGGACTTGATGCAGGCTTATAGCGATAGTATAGAGGTATCAGGAAAATTTAATGTTGTTTTTGGTGAAGTTGAAGGTGCAGCTAGAGATTTCTCTAGAGCATTGGCAGGTGAGTTTGGAAGGTCGCAAACAGCTATAATGGATTTTATGTCCACACTTCAAGATACATTTGTTCCTCTAGGTTTCGCAAGGGGTTCTGCTGCAAACTTATCATCCTCATTAACTAAATTAGCTTTAGATGTTGCAAGTTTTAATAATAAAATGGATGCAGATGTTGTTAGAGATTTTCAATCTGCTATTGTTGGTAATCATGAAACTGTAAAAAAATATGGAATAATCCTTAATGAAGCTAAGGTTGCACAAGCTGCAATGGATATGGGTTTAATAAATTCATCGGGTGAATTAAGTGAATATGCTAAAGTCTTAGCAAGAGTTGAATTAATAACACAAGGCACTAAAGATGCTCAGGGAGATGTTTCAAGAACTTTTGATACTTTGGCTAATTCTGTAAAGGCAACACAAGCATCATTTCAAGAATTTAAAGAAGAATTTGGTGAAATTTTAGAACCTGTGGCAATGGCTTTATTGGAAGTTGCAGAATTAGCTATGAATTTAGCTAGACTAATAAAAATCCCTCTATCTATGATAAGTGCAGCTTTTGGAGCAATAGGTCAAATACTTAATAGCGTTAATATTGTTATAGATGGATTTTTTGACTTATTTAAAGAGGGGACACCTTCTCTAACTGAAGCTGAAATAGAATTAGCTAAGTATAATGAGCAATTAAGAATACAAGAAGAATTAAGTTCTAGCGTTGGCAATGCTATGACATCTCAAGAAATTTCTTTGCAAGGTTTAAAAGATATGTATAGCCAAACTAGAGAATTTCAAGAAGAAATGTTAGACAGTCAGATAGCGTTAATAGAGAATATGGGTGGATTTACAGATGATAATAAAGAATTGTCAGCAGTTTATGATATGCTTATACAAAGAAGGGATAAGCTTACACAATCTCAAAAATCAGCCACAACAACAGAGAAAAAATTAGCAGAGCAAGTAGTTAAGTCTTCTTTTGCGATGGGAAAGGCTTATGATAATACAGGTATGGCAGCTTTAAAAGGGGCAGAGAAAGTTATTACTGCAGAAGTACAAACTATGACAGTAAATTTAATGAGGAAATTTATAGGTGAAAATCCTTCATTTATTGGATTAGCTCTTGCAGGCATGGCATCGTCAATAGTTGGTTCTTTAGTTGGTCAAGGAATGAGAAGTGCAACTAGAGTAGTTCAAAAATTTGAAGATGGTGGATTAGTTGGTGGAAGACGACATTCTCAAGGTGGTACTATGATTGAAGCCGAGCAAGGCGAATTTGTTATGAGTCGTAATGCAGTAGATGCTATAGGAGTAGAGAATTTAAATAGAATGAATAGAGGAGGAGGAGGAGCAGTTAATATTACTTTCACAGGTAATGTTATGAGCCAAGATTTTATAGAAAATGAGGCTATACCACAAATTAAAGAAGCTATAAGGCGTGGTGCTGATATAGGAGTTGCTTAATGGAATTACCTGCAGTATTTAAGTCAGACATACAGACTAATATAATCAATATATTTCCTACTGTTGTTATTGACGATACTATATTTTTATCAACTAAAAACCATTCTAAGGCGATTGGGTATCTTTCATTCCCAAGCGTATATTATAAACCAATATTATTAAGCGTCCCTAGGATTAAAGAGTCAATAGACTTTGAAAGTAGAAAATTTAAAATATCTAATGTTACCTTAAAAATATCTAACTATGAGATTAATGGGGAAAGATTTACAGATATACTAAAAAATAAATCATATTTAGGTGCAGAAACTATTATACGTTGGGAAACTGTTGGAGCAAAAACTGAACAAGATAGATTAGAAATTTTTAAAGGTACGATTAAAAGGATAACTCATGACAATAAAACAGCTAGTGTTCAATTAGAAGATTTAACTCAAGTATTATTCCACAAAGAGTTACCAAAAAATCGAACATCATCTGCTTTGTCGTTGCCTCCTAAAAAAAGGAATAAGCCAATTCCTATGACTTATGGGCATTTGGCAAAAGCTCCTACCGTACTAGATATAAATAATACAATAAAGGCAGATTCTGAGGCTGTTACAATAGTAGGTAAGAGAGGTTCTGCTAATAATTGGAATTTTGAAGATGACGTTGAATCATATTACGAAGAACATCCTTTTTGGGGCGATTTTTTACAGCAACAAGGAAGTCTAAATAATCAAGGTGTTCCTGCCCTTACTATGGTTATTGATGATTATGAGGTTTATGTTCCCGAAGAAACAACTAAAGGGGTAGGTTTTTCAAATAGTGGTATCTACACTCAAGACGAAACAATGCAATGGGAAGACGGTGGTGATGTTGCAGGGCAAATACGAATTAATCCATACAAAGCTTCTATTAGTGAGGATAATACGACCAAATATTTAATTCAAGTCATTAATGCTATGAAAAGCCCTTCGGTTAAACTGCATTTTAGGCTTTTATGGGACGATACTGATGGGGACCCTACTGAAGACAGTATTAGTAACGATAGTGGATATGGATGGCGACCTAAAAATGAATTTAGGGATTTTGTGAGTCAAAAACTATCAGATGGAAGCTATGATTATAATTCCCTAGATTATTTAAATTCTTATGACCCTAGTAGATATTGGACTCAAAATGAAAATGATGGGATAACCTATCATAATTTATCTAAGCATTGGGATGTCAATGGTGATGAATATTCCGGGCTTAGACTTTCAGAGGCAAATCAAACACTTATGAGAGTAAGTATAGATAGTGAACCTCCTTTTGAATATTTCAGAATATATAAAATGGTTCAATTTGCGATTAATGGATTTGATTTTCCTCGTATGTCATCTCATGGAAGTGATAGCACTCATTCTCTATATATTACATCTAGATTAAGAACCGGGGATTGGGATGATGGTGGAGGAAGCACTCAGGGTATTTGGAAACAAGCTAGATACCCCCATGCAGGAACTGCATCGCTATCTACTAAATTAGACAATAGTGATGACAATGCTCCTTTTGAGGTCATTGTTCCTGAAGCAGGTCGCCCTGATTGGAAATTTAAATACTTATTTGGTTTTACTGACGTTGAGGATGATGATAATTATTCAGGTTTAGTAGATGGAGAAGAAGGTTATGAAAACTTAATCAGAGTTTATGATTTAGAATGTAAAACTGTTTCTGCACCATTAAATGATTATGACCCTACTGTACACTCTTGGTATATACAAGTTACTCAATCAACTGCAGCACTAGGGCAAATAAATTTATCTTGGGGAGCTTATATTGGGGGGCTTCAAGTAAACGATTATGGATTTGAGCATAGTGTGCGATGGAAAATGGCTTTAGGTGGTAATTGGAGTGAAGTTGATATACTTCAATTATTAGATATTGAAAATCCAATTCAAAAAGATTATTATTTGAATGTTCTTGGAAGGCAGGATGAAGATGGTCTTATTACAAATCCAATAGCTATAATGAGAGATATTGCAATTAATGAATTAGGCTTAGATGAAGATATGATAGATGAGGATAGTTATAATCATGCAAGAGTTCAAAATTATTTTATTGCCTTTGCATTTTCTGTTAATGAAGTAAAGAAATCCAAAGATTTGCTAGAGGATATGGCTAAATCAACTTTATGTTATCCTTATTTTAAAAATAATGGTAAGTTGGCATTTCCTTCGCTACAAGTAAGATATAGTTATGATGCAAGTAATATTGATAATGAATTTGGTTATTTGGATGCGATTAATATAAAAGCTAAAGATGTGATTAATTTTTCTTTTAATAAAACAAAACTTGAACAAGTATATACAGGTATAGAATTTAATTATAACTATAGTTATGTATCTGAGGAATATAGGGATAAAAAAGACGGCATACAATTAACTAATAGTGAATTAAATTACAATGGTTATAAGTCAATAGACGACAATATACTAACATTTGAATCTCCTTATATAACAAACGGTGATGTTGCTGATAGTTTTATGAGAACATTGTTTAGGTATTATAAAAATGCTCATCTAGAGCTAAAAATCAAACTTCCATTAAATTATATATCTTTAGAGGTTGGCTCTTTAATTAAATTTGAAGAATTGATTAATGGTGTTTTGGCTTATGGTATTGACTACACTAAGGTAACTAGACCTAAAATTGATGGTGGAGGTCAATGGCTATATCCTATATTTTTTGTTTCATCTGTAACTAAAAATTTAAACTCAATAGAGATAGTAGCACAACAAGTACATCAGCTATGGAAAGATTGGGAAGGTGAACTTTGGGATTATGACAGTTGGCTTTCGGCAGGATTAGTTGAAGGGTTTACATTATCAGAAGAAGAAGAAGTAATCCCTGATGAAGAAGTAGAGGAGGAGGTTTTTCCACCTTCAGGAGAAGAAGAAGCACCTATAGAACAAGACCCTGTGAATACTATTGAGATGATAGTTGATACATCCATTTCAGGTGGGGCATTTCAATACTATGAATTTGCATTTACAGAGGAATTAATAGGTTCTCAGATAGCTCATTATTTTACTCCAAGTGCTTGGGGTTTAAACTCATTCCAAGATATAATCCCTAATCATTTCCATGATGAGAGTTCAACCTTTAGGAAGGAGTATGTCTTTTTAGAATTTAAACTTAACCCTAAGGTAACTCAGTCTTACGCCAATACTGAATTTCCTTATCCATTAGTATTTAGATTGATGTACGAAGAAGAAGATTTAGGTCATGGTGATAAAGAATTTCGATGGGTACAATTAGATGAGTTTGGTGAGCAGTTTCACATTGTAGATAGATGGGATATTGATTTTGAATATAATCAGTTTGGCATAGGTCAGGGAACTGTTCTTGCTATCGGGGGTACTGCTGTTCCCTTTGTTGATTTACAATTTAAATTAGAAACGCACTATATTGCTTACAGTTGGGATTTTTTAAATTCTTTTGGAAATAATCAATTAGAACTGTTCAACCCGGATATTGGGGGCTTAACATTCAATTCTCAAGTTCCCTTGCTTTACCCTTATCAATCCCCATATGTAGGCACAGGAGATGCTAATTTTGATGGGGTTATTAATATTTTAGATATAGTAGCTTTAGTTAATTATATATTAGGTACAGGCTATCTTTCTGAACAAGGGGAAATTCAGGCAGATGTAAATCAAGATGGGACTATTAATATTTTAGATATATTGGAGGTAGTAAATATGCTTCTTGGGACCGAATTATGATAAACTTACACCACAGAAGAAATGAAATTGCTATGGATTTTTCTCAAATCGAATCTGTTGCTTGTATAGATATACGATATAAAGGAAAAATGTATGCAGAATCTATGTTGCCTGATGATTGGCAAATATTTGAACGTAATGGTAGGATAATATGTATTTCGCTTGGCAACTCTATACCTGAATTACTATTTCAATATACAGGTCTTATCGAAATAGAGGGTGGCATGGTTGTAGATAGAAATTTAAATAAATATCCTATATATATAAATGTTCACGATATAGATTATTGGGAAAATATTACAGGCGAATATGATAAAGATTCTACCGTTTGGACTAATTATTCAGGAGTTCATACTCGTGAGAAGGGATTGTTAAAAACTTCTATCGTTAGAAATGGTTTAGTAACCAAGCCTAATGAATTTTACTATGCAGATGGAACTGTTTACGAGGGGGAATATCATCAACATGAGGATGGTCAGGCTATGACCGGTGGACTCCATAACGAGGATTCTGTAGATATTTACAGAAAAAGAGAAGATGGGGAATTATACAATCCAAGAAAAAGAAGAAGTAAGAGAAGTTTAGTCGAAATTGTTAAGACAAAATTAAAGCCCGTTATTGAAAGAAGTAGGGCAGAAACATCAGGAACTAAAGGTTTTAAATATGAAGGCGACCCAACAGAAGGCACAGGAACTGCAGGTGTTGGAGCAGGCAGTTCCCCATCATATTAACAGGAGATATTTATGGCAAGACAAAATGTAGGAACACCAAAATTTTATGTGGATTTAATTCAGTATTGGCACGCAAAAGGAATAGTAGCAGGGATTGGACCGTATGGCGATAGTAGTGGTCCATTCGCAAATACAGACTTTCCTGACGTTTGCCCTGAAGGATTAATTGACCAATCAGACGGTTCGGGATGGAAACCTGAGTTAATAGGATTTAATCCTTATAGTTATATGCACAATGGTAGGACTTTCAATACTGATGGTGAAGGCGTTGGTTATTTAAATCATCTTTTATGTTTAAAAGAGAAGGTTTTACTCCCTGAGTCAGGAACAATGTTTATGAGTTACTTAAACCATAATTTTGATAGCTGTGGGGTAGCATTAGGTGCTACTCCATTAATTGAATTGTATAAAAGTTATAATAATTGGTTGGATGAAGGGAATAATTTTACCTATGGTGTAGAACAAATGTCTAATATGGGTGGTGCTTGTCAAGTAACGGCAGATTCTTTAACGTCTATATGTAATATGGATGATTCTATCGGATATAATGGATTTTCTATAGCAGAATTTGATTCAACTAATTTAAATGAATGTAATCAAATAGAAGAATTAGACCCTCCTGCTCAAGGAAATCGAGGATTTGATACAATGATTTGGAATATTTATAGCACTACGTTTAACTCAAATACTGACGCAGCTCAATTTGCATTAGGCTCGTTTAATTTTGGACAAGTTTATACTATGCCTCATAGTCCTGACCTATCTCTAACTATGACTAGGGAATTTGATGGTATTGAAAAACAGGAAACTCGTGGAGGAAGCACTCTTACTCAAATTAGTTATGATGGTCCTCCTAGATGGAGAGATAATTTAGGAGCATGGGAATTAAATAATACAGATGAAATAACTAATAAAAAATATCTATTTAGAGATAAGATGACTAGAGGTAGGAGAGTATGGTCTTTAAAATTCTCATATCTTTCTAGTGATGATTTATTTTCTCCTACAGAGTTGTACACTTATGCTCACGCATCAGATATAGAAAATAGTGATGCAGGTTATAGTTCGTCTGATTTTAATGATGGTTTTTTTGAGAATAATTTTAACAACGATAATTCTTTTATGTCTGTAGTAATGTCTAGAACTATGGGTGGAAAATTACCATTTATGTTTCAGCCTGACTCTAATAATAATGCTCCTGACCAATTTGCGATATGCGAGTTAGACCAAAAATCTGTTTCATTCAAGCAAGTTGCTCATAATGTCTATGATGTAAGTTTAAAAATTAGGGAAGTTTGGTAATTATCTTCTTGGGTCTTCTACAGGGAATCCTAGTTGTGCAAAATAGCGAATAAGCCTATCTAAGAAATCAGAGAACTCATCTTGCTCTAAGTTTTTAGTAGATTCAATTTTGAACTTTACCTTAACTATTTCATGTAGTTCATCATAGGTATAGCCTACTTCATTGGCTACTGCTTTTATAATCATCCAATAATAGTTGTTTTGCTTAGGAGAACGGGTCTTAGGCATAGGTTTAACTATAATCCATACATCGCCCTCACTTTGAGAAATAAACTCGTTAAAAGAGTATTTATCGTGTAGTTCTAATTTGCCTTTTTTAATTGAACCTGTGAATTTCATTCGCAGTAAAACCCCCTTAAATTATAATATACTTCTTTCCATAAATCTCTATTGTATTTGTCTGTGAATTTTCTATGCCCAAGTGAGTGGTATTCGGTGTGGTGGATTCGACACAGGCTCACACAGGAAAAATCTTTAAGGCTAGGTTTTTTCCTATTACCACCCATACCTATAAAATCCATGTGGTGTGCATCTACTTCTAGTGAGCCACACACAGAACAAGGTTGAGATTTAATGTACTTTATATATTCGCTATTCGTTATCACCGAATCTTCCCTCTAATTCCATTAATCTTCTATAATCTACAAGCCAATCATCAAATCTCATTACAATCATAGTTTCGCCTCTATCTTGCTTTATAACTTGCATATCTATATTAGGCGATGGTAGAATATAAGCAGGTAATCTATGTCTGCATTTAGCTTGAACAGTTATATCGCTATCAATTACTATATCCACTTCTTCAGGTAAGCCTAAACTTCTTCCATCGCTACCCCAACTTCTTTTAGCAGGTATATCGGTTTGCTCGCACATATTAACGATATATCTTTCAAATCTATTTCCTTTTTCCTTACTTCTGTTTGGCATCTTATCTCCTTTTTCTTATTTCGCCCTCTCGTTTTGCACATTTAGTACATATAATTAATTCAGTCTTAGTTATAATACCTTTCCACTTATAAAAAGGACTATTAACTTTATAACCTTGACACATCTCGCACTTTCTTGACATCTTGCCAAGACTAGACATTCTCTAGCTTGCCACCTAACTGAACAAATCTTTTTTCTAAGGTATCTATCATATTTTGTTTTATAATACATCCTGCATATTTACTTCTTTCGCCTATTCCTTCTTCTCGGTAATGGCGAAGCATTTGTTTATAACCATGCAATACTCGTCTTCTACAATCCCGTTCTCTTTCTTGTTGGAGGTTTACTTCTTTTGCGAATTTTGTTTCCATAGGGTTTCCTTTTGTTTTGTTTTTTTAACCATTTTTTTCGCCTTTCTTTTGCTCTTTTTATGTACTGCTCCTCCCATTTCAATTTGGTTGCAAATTTGTAGGTAAGAATCCCTACTGACAATATTATAAAAATTGAATATATCATATTTTTCCTTATATACTATTTATTTCACTTAAAGTCTTAGATGCTACATTATAATTATCAGTATTATCAGATATAATTTTTAATCCCTCAATAGCTATACCTAACTTTTTTTCTGCTAATTTTAACTTCTTTTGTAGCTCTATTATATTATGTAGAAGTTTGTCTTCCATAACATTTTTCCTTTTTTATATAAATCTTATAACATTTAACACAACAATTTTCTCCTTTAGGATTTATAACAACTGCATCCTTGCCACATTTGCATTTTTTCATACAGATAATTTCCTTGCTACTTGCTTTGTTACACTACTCATAAATTTTCTAAATTCTTCAGGGTTTGAGTTTTGTTTCATTTCTTGTTCTCGCCTAAAATCTTCTTGTTTTCTTTTCTCTACACAATAGTCGGCATATAATCCATTATAATCTCGCTTTGCCCATTGCTTTAGTCTTCGCCCAACCTTAAATGTTTTCTCTGTCTTCCATTTATACCTATTGCCTCTAGTGGTTGTTTCAGTCCAATACTCTATAAATTCATCACACATTTCTTTTCCGTAATCCTTAATATAATTATAAACATCTTCCCCATTTATAATATTTAAATCTTTTGATACTGCTTTTTTAGGACTATCAAAAAAAAGTTCTCTAAATTTCCCAATACTTACCCTTTTTCTTTCCCCGTTCACTATAAGCTCTACTTCCACCATTGTTTGCCCGTCTTCTTTCTGCTCTTGAAATCCTAATGTATTTTTCAACCCACCATGCTTTTCCATAATCATTACACCTTTCTTCTTTATCTTTTCCCATATTAGCTCCTTTAATATAAAAAAAAAGGGGGAAATTAATCCCCCTCTTTATTAAAACGGCACATCATTTTCCTTAAAAGGACTATCAATAGCTCCGACCACTTTTGATTTTTCCTCTTTAGGTTTAGGCTCGTTAAATTTCAACGAAATGTATTTCTTGGTTTCCCCACTTGTATCTTCGTAGGTATTAGTCCAACCGACTACAAACCAATCCTTACCTCCGACATTAACATTCCCACTTAAATTTGGGTGTTTGTCAGATGCCCTTTCTTTAACAGGAAACAATGCTCCTGAGTTATCATTCTTTTTCATTTATTACTCCTTTATGCTAGATATGTTTGTTCTTCATCAATTACACAATGATTGTAAAGTTTGTTTAACATAAACACAAAATCACTTGGATTATGACAATCTCGTATATGTTGTGGAAACCTTTTGCATTGTTCAATCATTTGTTTTTGATTATATCCTTTTTTCTTTACACATTTTACAAAACCATGCAAAAAGTTTGAACTCATAGAGAACTGCATATACTTACTTAATTCATCGGCATATTTTATAGTTCTATTCCCTATTCCTTTGGTAGATATACTCCATCTACCTTTTTCAAACAACCCTTTATTAACAGCAAATGACCTATCGCAAGAATATAAATTATAAACTGCATTTACTGCTAAATCATAATCTTCCATGATTTCTCTTACAACTATATAGTCTTCATTCTTGTGGTAAACTATTCCATTGTTTAAATAGTCAATAGGTTTCCAATTATGTTGCGTTGTGTCTAATGCAATCATAGCCTCATTTACATTAGGGACATCTACTATTATAATAGTTAAAGTAGATTTTGTTTGTTCTGCTACATACTTCCTATGCCAACCATCTATAACTATAAAAGACTTGCCTTTTTGTACGGCTATCGGACATGATATGAAGCCTAAATTAGCAACAGAATCTCTCACATCTTTAATAGCCTTAGCTAAGAAATTTCTATTGCCCTCTGCATTTTCCAAAACAGAATAATCATATATTTTAGCTATACCTAAAACATTGTCATTATGCCCTATGTCTTTTTTGTCGAACTTTATTAACTTGTATTTATCTCTCATTGTCTTTACCTTTCTTTTTGTTTGTAATTCCGATATATTCTTTTATATCTTCTTCTTTGTTGTTTAATATACAATCACAGACACAAAGTTCCGAATAACCTGACCTATCATCAAGCACATTATCAAATAAGCCTCTGCCCTTACACCATAAGCATTTATTATCTGCAAATCGTGATATTTCCTCCTCAGAGGCTTTTTCGATAAATAACTCATATGCCCAATCTTCGTCATTCACTATCCATGTCCTTTGCATACACATTTTATATTAAAAGAGTCTTAACTTCTTAGTATATTCTCTTGACCGAAGATTATATATATCTTCTATCAACCTTAAATAGCTTTTCTTATCAACACATTTTATTAAAGTGTTCCCTTGATATGATAATTTTTTAAGGAATTTATTATGGTTGTAATCCTCATTGCCAAAACAAGTAGCCATAGCCCTTATAAACATCCCGTCTTTATAATGTTTAAAATATTGCCCTATGGAAATTAATTTATTTACAAGATTAATCGCCTCTTGCAAATCCAAAACCTGAAACTCCCCCTCAGTAAACCTTCTTCTGCTTTTCCTGAAATCATAACTGCCTTCCAATAGGAGCATATTGGCTTCCGAGCCTAGCCTATATTCCTTTCTGAAGTTCCTGTAGGTTAAATAATTTTTATTGTTTCTATTGCAATAGTATGTTTCCCAATCTAAAAGACTCCAATTTTTTGTATTGGTATTTAATATTTGAGTTTCTTTTTCTCCATACCCCTCTTGCTCTATATAGGGAATAGGAAGACCTAATTCCTTTTGAGCTAAGAATCTATGTTGCCCATCAATAATCTGACCTTTCTCATTTACGAGTATAGGAGATATTAATCTTCTTTTCTTCATAGATTGTATGATTTTATTTATATGACCTTTACTAACACTTCTATTATTTGAAATAAAAGAAAACATATTATAATCCTTTGTTTCAAACACTTCATTTATCTTTTTCATCGTACTTTACCTTTCTTGTTATTATTACTTGGCTTTCTTAAAATCATCTGCTTCTACATCTGAATATATACCATATTCATAAGCATTTATAATTTTTAAGGTTAGCCTATCTTTTAATCGCTTTTCTGCCATAGCCCAATTATAAGGATTCTTATTATTAAAGCTAGACGATTCGCCTGTACTCCATACCCTTTTCTCCCCCTTAGTCGCCTCTCCCATCATGGCAACATTAGAATTAGTATCTCTAAAGACTTGGGGTAAGTGAAAATCAATCTTCTCTATATCTGCAATCTTCTCAACTGCATCATGAGTTATAATCCAATTAGATTTTCCCCCAAACTTCATCTCCCAAAAGTCCGACTTTGAGAGATTATATTTATCTGCTAAATCCTTGATATTCATCTAAACCTCCTCCTTATTATGTAATATACCTCAATCCCAAAGTCTATCATACATAGTACCATAAATATACCGACTAAGGCTAAAAACAAATATAAAACTCCAATTAATATATTAAGCATAATCTCCCCCTACCAAGATATACTTAACAAATCTTGTCTTTGTTTTTTCATTCTTGCAATTTTCAGACTTTATATCTAACCCCTCATTCTTTCGCAATCTATAAATCGCATCAGATAATCGTGTGTAATGATATAATGTAATTGCATCCCAAGACGTTATGCTTCTATGTTTTAGTAAGTGTTCTCTTACTTTATCTATTTTACTCATCTTCTTCCCTTTCTATTTGTGAATATGTTATATCTTCAACATCGTTAAAATGACGTAACTGCTCGGAAAATTCCATTCGTGAGTGCTTATCTTTAAACTCATAAATTTGAACTTCTCTCTCATCTTTTAATTTAACTGCTATAAGATATTTCATATTATTGTGGTTTATAATCCGGATATAAATCTTTAACCTTACACCCTAATAATTTAGCTAGTTGTTTTATTTGGTCGTTGCGAGGTCGTCTTCTACCTGCAACCCATTGTGAAGGCTCTGTTTCGTGAACAGGTGGATTAAGTTGCTTTGAAATCCACTTAGCTTTTAAGCCTCTGTCATTTATAATCTGCTTTAAGTTATTTTGCATATTTCCTCTCTCTCTTATTTGTTAATTTATAATATTCTTTGCAATATAGCAAGGAATAATTTATTTAGTATTTTTATTACTGTTGAATAAATTCCAAAGAACCTCGCTTGTTACTAAATTTTTAGGATTATCCATATTTTCAAGTGCTACTTGATATTCTCTTGCTTCTTTCAATGAATCAAAGCTTTTTATTAAAACGGTTTCTGCAATCAAATCTTCATAAAATTCATTTTTTTCATCACAAATTTCTATTGTACTCCATATTCTATACTTCATTTTATTACTCCTTTCATTTATTTTAGATTTAAAATATTATTTAAATTCATTTTTTTATTAAGATTGTTCTCTATCTTTTTAATCTTATTTAATAGAGAATCTTTGTCTGCTCTAACTCCATCAAGTTTATCCCTTACAGATATAATTTCGCCTTTCCAATTTATAACCTCATCTTGAACAATTATTATTATTGAGTTCAATTCCTCTGAAGTTTTTTTAAGGCTACTATACATAGGATAATTAGCCACAACCGACATTATAATTATAATTATAACATTTATTATTCTATCTTTCATTTTATCCTTTCTTTTTTTTATTTGCATTTATTATTTAATATTTTATAAGTTAGTTCGTTAAATCGTTTGGCTAAAATATACTTTTGGGGTTTAACATTTTTATTACAACCAAGACCAAAAGGGGAATTTTGTATCATACTTGGTAAAGCATAGCGAAAATAACAATGCTTGATACTTGGGCAGTATTGCCGACAAATGGTTATTCGTCTTATTATAAATACTGATAATAGGATACCTAATACTTGACGAATTGATACGAGGTATAAAGGTAGTGCTAACCTCCACTTTTTTAAGTGGGGGAATAGCGAAGCTCTACCTAGAAGGCTTTCTGAATCTCCACAAGGTATATAAGATTTATTAAGATTTATAATATAATTCACACGAAACCTCCTAAATAAATCGTGGTAAAAAGTGGTCAAGTCTATTCCTTTCTTCTTGACCATTTTTTATTTACGTTTCCTATCATTAATTTCCATTTTTATAATAGATAATGCCTTTTGTAAGTCTGAATCATCTAAGCTAATAGCATTACTATAAATTTCCCACAACATTAATTCATTTGCTTTCTGTTCTTCAATTTGTTGCATTTTTAATTTCCTCCATATCAAAAACTTTCATATAAATTTCTTGCTCTGAATATAATCGTAAAACAGATAAAGGCACTTTTATTATAATTCTACAATCAGAACAATAATGCAATTCAGTTTCATCATCATATTTACTCATATAGTCCAAAGTATTATTATCGCATTTTTTACATATATTCATTATAACTCCTCTCATTTAAGCTAAACTCACAAGGCTTACATAAATTCCAACCATACTCATCATCTAAATCATAAACCTTTACTTTATACAAGCCTATATTTATAATATTATACTTAGGCTCATCATTACATTGTACACATTTAATCATTTATAACCTCCACATTTAAATCGTCATCAGGATAATGACAATCATGTGTTGCAGAATACCAAGTATTATTTATACAATAATGAGATGGTATAAATAACATTTCCTCTTGAAATTCAAATTCACATTTATTACACATTCTCATTTTATAACCTCCATTTCATAATCATTACTATATACTAAAAAATCACTCCATTTATCATTCATTTTATAACCTCCTATTTATAATTTAAGTATTCTATTATATTATAAACCAAGCTCATTAAAGCTATTAAAAAAATCCAATTTATAATATAATCAATCATTATTAAAGTATCTAACCAATCCATTATTTATAACCCCTATTTTTTAAAAATTGATTAAAATCACTTGTTTTTTTATTAGAATCAAACTCAATTAATAAATCAACAATCTTATCTACATTTTTTTTATCAAACCAAGTATTTAATGCTTCTTCAATAATCATTATTTATTATCCTTTATTCAATTCATTTTTAATTTCAATAGCCATTGATTTATGTTTATATATATCATAAGATTCTTCATAATCATCTGTCACAACCTCATAAAATGTACCATATCCATAACCAACATTTTTTCCTAAAGAACAATCCCCCTCTTTGTCTTTCCACTCTTTAAACTCATTTATTATCCATTTCATATTTATAACCTTTCATTTATAATTAAAATTCTTATTATTATTATAATACTTATTTATAATTCTACGCAAGTATTATTTTTCATTATTGCAATTTATTTTATGCTATTAGTTATAATTATAGTTATTATAATAGCTGTTACCATATATAATACATTTACTAAAAAGTATGGATTTAAAATATATTCAATCATTATAACCTCTAAAATATAATTCAAGTTTATAATATAGCTTTTTAAGACTATATAATATTATATTCTCATTATCTTTTAATAAGTTATATTTATCAGTTGATATAACGTATTTTAGTTCTTGTTTTTTATTCATTTTATATTACCTTTATTTTAGTTTATTTATAACTCTATATAATTCATTAGTTTTATAATATTTTTTTAAAAATTCACAAGCTATATTATTATTTAGATTATAAATTTTATTATTATATAACTCTGTTATTTTGCTTTTTAAATTCAATCTTAAATTATTTTTATATTTAGTTAAATTATTTTTATAAAACTTTTTATCTTCATATTTAACTTTATTTATTGATAATATTTGATTATCATA